TATTCCTCCTCAGTTTTTTCATAAAGTCTTGGAAGTGGTGTTTGATTAAACTCCCGTCCACTGGGCACGTTTCGTAGGTCAGGGTGATGAAGCAGCTCGGTCGGCCTTCTTCCTCGTAGATTTGCTGTTCGTGCATCATCCTGATTGCCCATTGTCTTGATCGCTCTAGCTTACAGCCTATGCATTGTCCGCAAGGGACTTGGAAGGTTTCAACGTTCGTTTCAGGGCTGAATTGGTGCGAACGTTCGTATACGACGACTTTAATAGTTCCACCTGCCAGCGGGACTTTGGCCGCTGGAAGTGGTTTGTAGCATGGCATTTCACAGCCTGATACCGCCTCGCATAGGGCGGTCGGCTATGTTTTTCCAATGAGTTTTACTCGCTGATTTCGAGAAGCTTGATTTGCTGCTCGATTTGCTCATTTTTGATCGTTTCATTTTCCAGTACCTTCTCGATTAGTTTGTCGAACTGTTCGTCCTGTGATTCCCATGTGCATTTAATGCCACCGGCACAGCCGGTTAACAGCACGAGGGATATGAGAACGATTATTTTTGAGGCCATTGCATGTCCTTTATTTTGCGGTGAACACTAGTGTGTGTCACCTAGCACAGTTACGTCAAGTAGATCACTGTGCTTCCGGAGGCGTCTCCGGTGGTTTTTCTGCCGGTTGTCTTTCGTCCTGGTCTTCCGCTACCGCTCGTTTCTCGACCGGTGTCAGAGGCTCGCGGAATCCCATTTCGGTGAGTTCGTCGGCATTTTTGGGGTCTTGCACAAAGTCCAAGAATTTGGCTGGGTCGCCATTGAATCTGTCGCGTACGCTCGCAGGGAGCTCTAGGAACAGAGTATTCGCGTTGGATACTACATCCATCGCGTTTTTGTAATCGAGGCCTGTTGCGTCTCCGTAGGAGCCTTGATATCTTGCGTAATGGGTTATTACTCCGGTTTTTTTGTATTTGTTGACAATTGTGTTTATGTCTGATTCGGCTTTGAATTGTTGTTTGGTTTTTGATTTTCCTTTTACTGGTGTTTTCAGCCGTTTGGTTTGATAAGTGTTTAATGGGGTTGTCATTTTTTGATCTCCGGAATATTTAAGTACCTGGTACCGTCTTCGTCGTACCAGTAAGTTGGTTTGTCAGCCTTCGGCTTATTCGGCCTCGTTTGATCCTTGATTTGGTCTTTCCTTTTGATATTGAACCAAGGCTTTTTCTTTTCGCCTGGCTTGTAATCGCGCCAGAATCGGTCTTTTGCGGTATCCCGCACCTCTTTTGCCGAGTTTTTGGCAGCGTCCCATATCTTGTCGAAAGTCTCCGCGAGGGGACGTCTGATTTTTGCATTGTTCTGATTGACCAAGCCTTGTTGCCTAGTGGCGAACTCTTGGGCTTCGATAAGCTTGCCCGTTTTTACGAGATTTTGGGTTTCCTGTTTTATGCGTTTATTGACAACGGCAGAATTGATCGCATCAGGGATGTCCTGAAGCTCATTTTGCATCGTTGCCTGGGCACCGGCTGGGGAGCTGGCCGGTGAACCCAAGGCAAGAATGCGGTTAAGACCTGCTTTTTCGAGGTCTTTTGTTGACCGCTGATAAGCGGTGTTTGACATGCGCTCCTGAAAAGCCATTTGTTCCCTGGCTATTTTCAGGTTCGCTCTGTTTGCGCTCCTCTGCCCGAAAGCAGAGAAAAGCCCGCCCACTAATGAGCCGCCTACTTCGGGGCTCATCAGAAGTGGTCGATAAGACCAGGCACGCCGTACATCGGCATGGGTCTTGCGCATTGTAAGTCGAAGTGAGCATCGAGGATGATGTGGGGCTCACTCGGTACCGCGATGACGCGGTCGACTGGTGGATTGTCCTCGATGAAACTCGCGTTTAGCACGGGTGCGCTCGCGAAATCCTGGCTAAGATGCCAGGCATCGAGTGATGCGGTTGCATTTGACCGGAAGAGTCCGGTGATTTGAGATTGGCGATATCGGTATTCGGCGTATCGTTCCTGGTAACCGAAGACGTTGTCATCGGATGCAGTGCCCTGAGTATATATTTCGCCGAGATTGATCGCCTGTTCGCCGATCATTGAAAGCGCAGGCCAGTAGTAGTCGTAGCGTGTGGAGCGGCTCCACATACGATTGAGGCCCTGCTGATAGGTGAGATCGGCTCGGACTGATACCAGTCCTATGATAATTGAATGCTCCGTGAACGACTTGGTGAAGCCGTGGCCGGTGGCCGAGACTGTACCAAAGGCAGCTAAATTGCCTTGTGGTGTCGTTGCTGTTTCGCCGGTCTGAGGTACCGGCTGGATGTTGAGTGGTTGTGAACCGCCGCCCAGGTATTCGGGTCTTTGCAGACGAGCGTCGGGTGAAGTTACGCCAAAGTGTGCCTTGATCACTTCCGTATAACGGGTGCCTCCACGAGCGTCGCGCTCGAGAAGTTTTTGGATCTGGAATGCCTGGCGTAGTTGGTTAATCGTGGCAGCCGTGGCGTTGCTTAAGTCAGCGTACAAGGTCGGGCCAGTCCCGACCGCGCCCAGCTGGGCGTTTGCGGTTGACGCCGTAATGTCCCTCAGATCGAGGGTGTTTAAATCTGAATCCTGTCGTGAGACGAGGATGTCTGTGCTGGCTGCCTGCTGTGTTGCGACTGGCGCGACCTGTCCCAAGGGAATGTCGACGGCGTCGCCTTTCTGCGGCCATGGTAAGGCCGAGGTGAAGTAGTCGTGACGCTTACCGCGTCGTTGTAGTGTGAAGTCCAGGCGTGAGTCGCCTGAGTCGGTTTTGCGGACTGTCAGTGAGTCCTGTAGGTTTTGGTCGCGGAACCATTCGTTCCAGACCAGATTGAATGCCCTGAGTGGCAAAACGCTGTGAGTGAATTGGTTTGTGACTCCTGTCGGTAAACCGAAGTAGTCGTAAATTGTTTGTTCTCCGTAGCCTGTCGGTTCGCTGGGGAGCGTGGGAATAGTGAAGTCGGTGCTGTCGCCAGGGTCGTCCTGCGCTCCGCAGAATTTCTCCCAGTTGTCCCAGACGAGACGGTTGGGGACTGCGAAGAAGAACGTATCAAGGAACAGATTGTCCATGATTGGGTTAATTGGCGTTGCGAGCCTGCCGAATAGGGATGTGTTGAGATTAAATGTATCACCTGGCAGTGCTTCGTCAACGAAGATTGGGATGAGGTAGCCGGAGTCGAACGTTGTTTTCAGTCCGGAAGATCGATCGAATCGCGATCGAGGGATCTCGGCTTTTGGTACTTCCGAGAATTGGTGTTTCATGACTGATTGCATTATGCAGTGCCTCCGGCGCTATTGAGATCGTCCAGGTCGATCTCGCCTGGTGTTGGTTGATATTCTTTTAGCTGCTGAAGTGAGATAACCAAGCTTGGATTTTGGCGACTGATAGTCCCTTTCGAGTCGTCAAATTTTCCGATACTGAAAAGGGAATAGTCTTGCGCGTGCTTATGGAAGTCGCTGTTTTGATCGTCGACAGCTTTCTGTACTGCTCGAATTGCGAGGCCGTCAGTAGCCGAGAAGAAGGGTTGCATATAAGCCTTGGCGGCGTCGTCATAGATTGCATAGATGTTTACCAACATGTTTTTAGCTCCTTTTGAGCATTGAGATTTGCGCTTTTTTTACTTGTTCGCGCTGATGGAGTCGCCATGGTGTGTTGTCATGGCTGTGATTTTGCATTTGTTGAACGGTGTCTCTTTTAATTCCTGCGTGGAGACTTGGTTGATCGATTTCATATAGTTTCGAGTAATACCTTGGAGGTGTTGCCAAGTGCCCGTTGATGACCACCTCATTGTGAGGATAGATGTCGTCTCCGTATTTTTCATAGAATTTTTGTCCTATGGCTGGTTTTAGACTCATTGTCGCGTATTCTGGTTGCACGTCGTACGGAATTCCTGTTATTGGGTGAGGCTTATGATAATCCGCATTTTTTCCAGTTTGTTTTTTGAGACAGTAGCGAGCTATGTACGCCGCGCTTTCGAAAGTAAGATCAGTGACGGAGGCGAACCCTCGTCCCCAAATCTTAGCAAGCGTTTCGCTCGTGTAAAGCGGATTGCCGTTTACGTATTTCCAAAGTTCCTTGTCATTGAAGTCAGTCCCGAATATCGCGGCATGGTAGTGAGGACGGCCATATTCATCGCCGTACTCGCCGCAGTGATAGTAGCTTATGCGTTCGGTTTTATTCCT